GCTGCGGTGTCGTTGTAGATCATCACGCAGTCAAACGAGGTGGACAGTGTGACCGTGCCGAATGCCAGCGATGCAGAAGGCGTCCAGAAGGCGACGACACCCGTGCCGCCAGTGTTGGCCGGGGCGGTTGCATTGGTGACGGCGATGCCGCCTGCGGTGTAGCCAGAACCCGACACTTCGCCCGTGACGGTGTAGGCGGTCGAGTCGGCGTTGATCGTTGCCGTGGCAAGATACAGCGCGGCCTTGAACGAATCCTTGGTCGTTGCGGCACGGATGACCGACGCGCCGAATGCGTGCAGGCCATTCATGAGGTCGAGCCTGAAGGTCTTGGGGATAGCCTGGGTATTAGCCATTAGAATTTCTCCTGTTCAACGCCTGTCGCCAGGCCGGTTTTCATCAAAACGTGGGCGGATTGCTTGACGATTTCACCGTCGAGCGTGTAGGTCTCGGAAAACTTGATGCACGTCTCAAGGTCTTCCCATTTGTGGGAGTATTCGAGGGAGGCAATGGGCAAGTTGCCTTTGGTGGTGTAGATCAGTGGTTCTTGGTCAGTCATTTGTTTATCCGTTAATGATGTTTTCTGTACGATTACGGGACAGCGAATCCTCAACCCTCAGATACGCCATGCCGCCGCCGCGCTTCCTTGCCTCAACCCGGTTGATTGCTGCAATTCCTTCATCACGCAGCCCGGTTGCCATCGCCAGCAGTTCGGTGTCACGGGTGTAGACCGCAGCAGGAACGAGGCAGGCGTGCAGGTACAGTTCGGGGTGGTTGGTCAGCAGCCAGTTAGTTGAATCCGTGGCGAGGTCGTATTTCTTGAAATAATGCTGTTCGAGCACATAGGCCGAGAGCGGGATGCAGTTAAACTCGATCTCGTCCTTGATCGTGAAGAACTCAGGCGTTCCGGTGTCGGTTTCGCTGACGACGTACTCGCGCAGATTGCGCGGGGCCAGATAGAGGATTTCCTGTGCCGGGTCTTGAATCACCAGCGAACGCATCTCTACAAACCCGCTGGGAAGCGCCAGAAAGCGGCTTGTGGTGCCCGTGGTGATGGTGGCGCGGGTTTCCATATCAACGGTGCGCAGCTTGCGATTAAGCACGCCCTCGCCCATCTGTATGAAGTCGGGGAGCTTGGCCGTCAGGTCGGCGCGATGCAGCCATGCGGCCATCTCGGTCTGGAGTTCGGTGTAGTTACTCAGGCTCATGCTTTACCTTTGGCTTTCTGCCGGGTTTCTTGCGTTCGGGTTCCGCATAGACAAGCCATCCTGGATGGCTGCGCTTTTGTTCTGGCTTGGCTTCTTCCAGCGGAACCCAGCCAATCAGCTTGTGGGCTTCCACGTCTTCCGGCGTGTAGCAGATATGAATGCCGTTGTCGGGATGGGTCAGGTAGTAGCAGGGCATTGGGTCTTTCCGTAGTTACCGCGCCACGCCTTAACTCCAACGTGGGCAAAATCAATGTCAGGCTCAATGGCAAGTTCAAACCCAGCCGCATAGGCCCGCTTGCAGAACATGAAATCCTCGCCCGTGTAGCCGTCTGCCCGCATCTCACGGGTGAACAGCGGGGCTACCTTTAGCTCCCCATATGGGAGCGACGTACAGGCGTATTTCGGCAAGCCTTCTGCCATCTTCTCGACGACTTCGCGCTTGACCATCAGAAAGCCACCCGGCAAGCCTTCAGGCGTTACCGAGTAGTGGTGGATCAAGTCGGTTTTGATTGGATACGCACCGCCAATAATGGGCTTATCGCTTGCCATCATTCGGCGGGGCGCATCGGGACTCCAGCCCAAATCTGCGTCGATTTGCAGCATGTGGGTGCAGTCGGTGTGTAAGAAGATATGCGCCAGGATGTCCCGCGCTATATCAATCCAGTGGACTCCGTTGACCTGTTTGTACAGGGTTGGAATTCCGTTACTGGAGCAGTCCTTTATGGTGTTGACCAGCGATTCAACGTATTCCGCGCAATAGCTGGCGGAATAGGCGGGCGAAGCGATGAACAGCCTGCCCGCCATACCTATTACGCCGAAGCGAACAGGCCCAGCGTTTCCAGACCAGCAATCACGGCGTTAAGCTTGGTGATTGCGGTTGCAGCGTCAGTGGCGTCAACCACGTTAGCCACTTGCACAACCGGAGTCGCGCCAAAAAAACCCACCTTCTCGGTTGCGGATTTACCAATCTGCGCGCCACCGGGGGCGTTGTACGTCACTTGCTCATAGTCTTGTGCTGCCATTTCGTTCTCCTAAAATGAAGAAGGGGCCGAAGCCCCTTATTGAGTTACTTGATGTGATCCCATATACGTCGTTTGCGTACATCGCAGATCGTAGTCGGGCTAACTTCGTACTTTCTGGCAAGTTCTACACCAGACAACTTAGAAGCCCTTATGTCTAACACTGCCATTTCTGTCAGCTTCGACATGCCATGCTTTGCTCCTTTAGATGTTTGTGGTTTTGCCCTGCCCTTGTTCCACATATCCTTCAGATTGTCGGATTGTGTACCTAGGAACAAGTGTTGCGGATTTACACATGCCGGGTTGTCGCATTTGTGCAGGACAAACATTCCTGCCGGGATTTCGGACTTAAACAACCGCCATGAAGCACGGTGTGCAAGCTCGATATGGCCGGTCTTGCTGCGCCACTGTCCATGCCACTTAACCTCATGGCGAACATGACGCGAACCAAGCCATTCCCAGCATTCCTTTTTGTCTTTCACTGCGACCCACTTCATGAAACGGCTTTCTTCCGTCAATCCGTGGTGTTGCACCTGCAAAGGCTTTAGTTCTTCCCCTGCCAAGTGCTGCATGTTGTGCCGGTTACAAAAACCATTGGCACGGACTTTCCTGCCACAACCATCAAAAGAACAGATACCCATATTGCCTCCGCATAACACACCATGAAGGCTGTATTATACGGCGACGTTATACGGTTATCAAGCGTTAGCACTACCTATCATGCGGCACGCCCACTCAGGCCGTAAAGCAGCCATTCCGTACAGAATATCAATTCTCATCAGCAGTTCGTCGTTGCGAATATCCGAGTCCATCCAGACACGCATCGACAGGCCATCCTGAACGCGGCGCGAGCACTTCTGCGCGTCGTACAGGGGCAGGTCGGCGGTGATGAACTGGAACGCCTCTTTGTGGTACATGATCGGCTGAACGTAGCTGGCAGAAGCCGCGCCAACGAACACAATCGCAGCCGTGGTGGCGGGCAGTGCCGATGCGTTCTTGTTGGCACCCGTGGTCTGGATGGCCGGGCTGAACGTCCAAGCGGTCGCGCTGGTGCTGGTCAGCACGAACTGCTTGAGGTGCGGATAGGCAACCTTGGTTTCCGGGTGCACGTCGTACACGCCAGCCATCGTGAAGACCTGGCCGGCAACGGTAGCAGCGCCGCCAGTGACGGTGATTGCAGTGCCGCCATCAGCGAGGGTGAACGTGTCCAGCGTGACGCCGGTAATGTCCGACCCGATGGTCTGGGTGAAGACGCGCTCGTTCTCGTAGTAGTCCGCCATCGCGGTGCGGGCAATCAAGCCTTCGGTGTACTGCTTGCCGATGGCGTTGGACGGGTTGAAGTACGCAGCCATACCGTTTACCAGCGCACCCATCGTCACCGAATCCATCTGAATGTTACGGTTGTCTTTGGGGGCGAGTTGCTGGTTCAGCTTGGCGCGTGCCTTGCCGGGAACTTCCAGCGTGGTGATCGCGGTGCCAGCAGTGCCAGCGGTCTGATAGGTGGCCTTGGTGCAATAAGCCAGATAATCCGCTTCGATGTTGGAGACCAGCATCTTGACGGCAGGCTCGATGTAGTTCTTCGACAGGTCATCGAAGGCCGCACCGGAGTTGACGGACTGGATCAGTTCTTGCGAGTTGAACTTCATGTCCACGCCATCCTGCGTTGCGACGGTGATGGTTTGCGTGCTCTCGGCCTGATCTTGCACATCCATCACACGGGAGCCTTGGCGACGGGTGTACTTGTTCGGCTCACGAACGCGCAGGGTGGAACCCTTTTTGCCGCCGCCGTTGTCCTTGAAAGAATCGTCATATTGGCGATCCGTGGTTTTGATGAACGAAGCAGACTCGTGCGCAATGCGCAAAGCCTCCTTCGTCACCATATCGATGACTTTAAATGTATTGCTCATGGTTTTTCCTTACGAACGATTGGCGATTTGCTTCCTGCGCCATGCCGCAAATTCGGTCGCGTTCATGCTGGCTGGGTCTTTCGACGCGCCACCAGAAGTGCGAACTGTTTGGGTTGGTGCAGGTGCGGAGGTTTCTTCAGATTTGCCCGCTTTACGGGCGGCCACTTTCGCCATCAGCTTGTCGTGTAGCAGTGCTTTGCGCGCCCATACAAAAGGCATCGGGCCGTAAAGCCCGTCCATCATGTCCCGCATTACTATTGGCGCGTTGTCGCCAAAGTATCTTGAGACTTCAGCGCTAATCACGTCCTTTACTTCAGCAAGCCCCTTGTGCCCAACTTCAGGATTTTTCCATTCGGGGATTGCTTCATACAGGGCTTGATCTACGCGCTTCCTGGATTGCAGCCTTTGTTGCTCGTCGTGTGCGCTGTCTTCACCCTTGATCCGTTCGCGCTCGGCATTCGCCTGCTGGTAACGCGATGCCTCGGCCTGCATGTCGTACTGCACAGCGGCCAAGGCCTCAAAATTACCTTCCTGGCGGTACTGCTCGGCGGCCTGCTGCAAGGCGTTGAACCGTGCAACCGACTCGGGGATGAACTGCTCTAGTTGCTGTTGGTATCTCGTGCGTTCTGCCTGCGCTTGCTGCCTGTCGGCTTGCAACTGCTGCATGTGGCGCGAGTAATCCTGTTGCCGCTGGTAGCCCCTAGCCGCTTCCTCCTCATCCACCTCAAGTTCCTGACCGTCAATCTTGACTTTCAGTTTTCGGGGTTGTGGAGTCTCGTCTTTCGGCGCTTCCTCGTCTTCAGGTTTGGCTTCTGTTTCCGAGTCGATCAGTGCATCGACATCGGCTTCCGCTTCGGTTTCCGTTGCTTGAGTTTCCGTGAAGGTTTCAAGCTCAGGCGTTCCCTGTGCTTCGTCGTCCATTTGGTAGTAATCCTTGGTCTGTCCTTTCAGGCACCACCCCTGAATGGTTAGCGTGTCTCACGACAGAGGCCAAAACGGATAGGTGGCTATCCGGTAAAACTTAATCCTTATAAAACAATAGCCTGCGGGCTTCGTCGGCCCACCCGTCATAACCACAAACATCTTCCGGAAGGCACCCACGAGCATCGTCCAACCAGCCTTCGGCCTCATCAAGGCAGCGCTTCAGAGACTTGCGCAGTTGCTCGATTAGCTGTTTGTCATCCGGATTCATGCTTGGTAGCCTTGCGGCTGTGTCTGTTGCGGGTCGTTGTAAAGCGGCTGGGCCTGTGCGATCTGGTTAGCGATGCTCACCCCGGCCTTCACCTGAACGTCAATCCGGTCGGTTTCCTTGGCGTAGGCTTCAATATCAAGCTTGCGGGATTCCAGCACCTTATCAGCCTTGACGGCTTCCAGTTCCTTGACAACCTTCTGGAACTCGCTCATACCTTGTTGCATCTGCTGGCCCATCTGCTGTAGCTGGCCTTTAAGCTGCTGTATCTGCATCATCGCCTCGGGCGGCAAGTCCTCGCCATCGTCCAACTGCTGAATCTGCGGCGGCAGCATGGCTTTCAGGCGCTTGCCAATCTCGTCTGCATCCGGCCAGTTCAGGTTCTTCACCAGCAGGTCGCCAATGATCGGCGCGGCCTGCGGGAAGTTGCGGATCAGCTCGATCATCTGTTCGGCGGTTTCTTCGCGCTGGGTGGTAAAGCTGGGGCCGGTGTCCACAGCCACGTCGTATTTGCCCACTTGCAAGTCGAAGATGCGTTCCACGCCTTTATGCTTGGTCGGCTGCTTCAGCGGTACGTTTCTTGCCTCGCCGTCAATGCCGATAACACGAATAACCCGTTCTGAGTCGATAACCTTCGGGATCAACTCAACCAGAATCCGACCACCCTGCGCGATACTTTTCGCGTGGTTGTCGATAAAGTGGAAGGTTGATACGTCACCTTCTCGCTGGCGGGCCATGATTGCCTTGCCGCTGGTTTCGTTCGACTTCGCACCCAGGCTTGCATCCTGCAAGCCAATGATGGTTTTCATGTCATCCGAGGCGTTCATTGCCTCCTGCAACATCCCGGCAGGCACACCGACAAACGGCTGGCGCTGCGGGGCGATCTGGCCGTCAAACTGGATGAAACTATGGTTCTTGGTATTGGCGGTGTTCCACTTGTCGATGTCGGTATCGAAAGCGCCTTCAGGCCCGATGAACGGGGTTTTAGGGCCAAGGGCTACCGCTTCCGTAGCTGCACTACGCCAGTAGTTGAAGTTGCGCTGCGCGTCCTTGCCATCGCGGATCAGGCTTTTCAGGTAACGCTTGCCTTCGTAGAACACTTCATCCCCGAATACCGGGACAATAGGGATGTATTTGCCAGCCCAATCGTTAGTCTCGATGATTTCAGACCCGCAGATGTACTGCTTGATGACGCGCTTGCTGGATTTGCGCTCACGGGCAACCACGATCCCCAAATAGGCAAGGATGTCCTTCAGCGGAATGCCAATATCTGGGTGCGGTGCCTCAAACTCGGCTTTGGTCAGTAGCGATCCGTTTGACAGCATCAGCAGGGTTTCAGGTTCGTCGGATGCGTGCCAGAATTCAGCGATCCGGGTCAGCTTGTCGTCATCGCCCGTCATCCCGTCATCGGCTTCACCGGCAAATGACTGCAATTTCTCGGACTTGGTGACATTGTGGCGGCGCTTCAGCCCATCATCCGTCAAGTGGTCAATCACAGCCGCGTGATCCCAGTCCGAACCGTCAATGCTCTCGCCGTAAGAATCAAACACCACCGACAGAGGATTGGTCACGCGCTTGATCTTGATGTCCTGCGCGAAGCTTTGCTCGTCACAGTATTCAGTCACGATGCGCCAGAATCCCATGCCACAAGTACAGGCTGAGTCCAATGCGGTGTCATAGGCAACATCAGCCTGGGACGTGTATTCGATGTTGCGGATCAGCCCAGCCATGATGTCGGCGGTGTCTATGTCGGCGTCGTCGTCAACCGGCTTGACCTTGATCTGCGGCGAGTTGATGCGGGAATCGTTCACCACCTGACGGATGAACGCAGGCATCCGGTTCAGCGTGAGCGTGGGGCGGCCTTTGCGGTCAGCTATGTCGGCATCAGACCATTGCTTGCCCATCTTGGCAAACGCAATATCTTCCTGGGCGGCATCACGGTTTTCGGACTCCCGATCAAGGTCGGCCGTGAACATCTCCTCGATCTGCTTTATGTCAATCGCCATACTTATGCACCCATCCATCCACCCGCTGAATGTGCGGGGGCATCACGTTGTTTTTGGCGTGGCGGCTCGTAAGCAACCGCCATCAGGCCGAAAGCGTCGGCTCCGTGACTCGCCCAGTCATGGCATGGGCCGAGTCCTATGTTTCGTTCTTCGTCTTTCTTCTCGTGATACCAGCCCAAAGCCTCGCGGCCCGGTTCAGTGGTGTCAGCGTTGAACCACATAGCGGGGAACAGACGCCGAGCCGCTTCGATGCGGGCCTTGGCGGCACCCTTGCCCTGGTTAGGGATAACGGTGACTTTGTAACCAGCCGACTTGAGAGCCGACTCGTAGGACACGTCATAAACCTTGTCTTGCGTACTTCCATCATGGGGCAGCCAGATTTGCGCCTTGTCGGGCGAATAGCCGCGCTCACGCATCCAGTTAAGGTGCGCGGCCAGTGGTTGGCCTACCGTTTCGTAGTAATCCAGCAGCCGGATTTCCTTGCCCACGAATTGTGCAGCCCACATGGTGAACGCATCAGCCTTGGCACCCGTACCGCCAATGTCGGCAAACAGACGGATTGTCATCAACGGATCGGCAGGCACCCGGCCGATCCTGTTCTCTTCCTTGGCTTTGGTCAGGCTGGCAGCGTAGTAAGCACCTTGTACTACGGTTTCATAACCGCCTTCCCAGATATGCTCGTAACTGTCCGGGCGCTCTATCTTGTCTCGCATCCGGTCACGCTCCAGTTTTGCGGGGAACTTCTGGTTGTCACGCCAGTTCAGTTCAACCACCTTGATGCGCGGGTCGTTTGTATTCCTGAACCGCTTATCTGTTGCGCTGCCCTTGCGCCTCGGGTTCCACGTCACCCAAAGCTCGGCGTTCCAGTCGTCACCCTCTTCTCGAAGGGTTGGGATGGCAATTGACCAAGCGAATTCAGCAACAGGCTCGGCTTCGTCAACCCACAAAAGCAGGATGCGGCCTTTAGACTTGATGCTGGCAATGCTTCTATCCATACCAGCGAAGGCGAACGATATGCGCCCATCCTTCGACTTGATGTACTTCTCGCCAACATCGTAGTAGTCGGCAAGGAACGGCTCATCCTCAATGGCCCGCTTGCATTCCTCCAGCGAGGAATCCTCCAGCGAGTTCATGAACTGCCGGCCACAAAGCAGAATGCCGCTTATGCCAGCCATCCCATAGATGTATCCCCTGACGGCAACCATCTTCGCAAAGCTGCGGGTCTTGGCTGAACCCCTGCCGCCATATGCGCCCCTTACGTCAGCCTCGCCTTCAAATACCGGGATTAGCTTCTCCGGTATCTTGATTTGTGCGGTGCTCACTTCAGGGCGACAAGCTCGATCTTGTGGATCAGGTTCACCGGGTTATCAGCATCACCGCCAAGGGTGACAGGCACCAGCTTGGGATAGATGATCGTCCAGAAGGCTTTTTCGTTGGCCGGGTCTAACATTGCCCACTCCACCATGCGGGAAGCGCCGCCCAACGCTTCAGCAGCCTCGGCAATGGCGTCCTTC